GTCATCGATCTCGTCAGGGAATTTGAATTCGCTTTGATCCATTGAGGGCATCTTGTAGCTCCTTATTTACGCTTGATCCCACGCGGATCGTCCACAACGCCCTCTACCGAGTCGTCGTTAATGATCCTGAACTCACGGCCATGAATGACCAGACGTGAGCCCGTGTGGGGCCGAATGAGAATGAAGTCGCCCTTCTTGCACCAAGGACCTGATGGGAATCGCTTCTCATCCTTGTAGCAGTCGGGACCAAGGTCCACAACAAAGAGAACGGTAGTCAGCGTCTCTTCGATGCGAATGGTCTCATCAGACTTGATGAGGCCAGCGTCACCTTCAAACTCTTTGTCCACCTCCGGTATCGCACACAAGATGCGGTAGCCCGAGGGTCGGGGTAGCTGTTTGCCTTTCTCCTCTGCGCTTGCAGCAAAGTTGTAGGCCCCGACAACCTGCGGGTTCCTGGCGTCTGTAGCCAGCAGGATGCCATTAGTCATCCGAGTTCTCCATAGTTTGTTTCAGGTCTAATGCGTATCCCCGCGCGATGAGCAGACCCCGAATCTCACCGCACAGTTTCTTGTATTCCTCAAAACTCAATGCCTTGCCCTCTGCCAAGTGATCCTTGAGTTGGGCGACCTTCTCGTCTGTTTGTTGGACGATGATGTCAAGTGCATCCATCATTCACCTTTCTTGGGTTGACGTGTGGCCATGCGCTCTTGTTGTGCGCGTGCTTGGTCCTCATGACTCTTGTTGCTGAGGTGCTTGAGCACGTCCACGCTTAGCTCGGCCATCATCTTCTCGCGGTCACGTCCAAGGTCAGCCGCCGCACGGATCGCATCTACACGGATGCGCTTGTCCTCCATGGCTTGCTGCGCGGCGATACGCTGGCGCTCGATCTCTTGCTGAGACTGCTTGAGCGCCACGTCAGCCTGATCCTTCTGAGCCTTGCGTTGCTGGTCAGCGGCCTTGATCTGAAGCTCCTGCATCTGCATCTGCACCAGCGGGTCTTGTGCCTGCTGCTGTGCTTGCTGCTGCATGACTTCAGCCGAGTTCTTGGCCAGCAGCCTCTGTGCGGCCTGCGCCAGCATGGGAGACAGCCGCGCTTCGACTTCGGGGTCCATCGGCATCTCTTCACCCGACTCGTCCGTCTGCGAGGGCAGAGGCATACCAAGCTGTTGCTCAATCTGCCGACGATACTCAAAGCCCAAGTGCTCGTTGATGTGCGCCATCATGGCTGCTTGCAACTGCTGCGCCATCGGGTTGTTCTGGAGCAACTGCATGATCTTGGGGTCCTGCATCGCAGACATGTGCACCATGATGTGTGCTTGGTGGTCTTGCATCAGGAACGCCTTGACCGGCTTCATCTTCAGCACGTTCTGGTTCTCGGTCACCGGGTCGGTCGGCTTCATGTCGTCTTCCATCGGCACGAGCTTCTCAGCGTCCTTGATACCCAACACGTCCAGCATCTGCCGGTGCAACAGCGGCATGTTGTATAGCTGCGGGTTGGCCTGCGCCAACTGGAACACCGCTTGATACTGGACGATCTTCTGCGCCATGGTTGACGCGTTCGGATCGCTCACCGGGATCACATCCACGTCGTCGTAGTCGCTGCGCTTGGCGCGAGGCGACCCCACGTCGGGCTCGTAGCTGTACTCCTCGGGCGTATAGGCCGCGATGATGTCCTTGAGCAGCCCCAACTCCTGCTTCATGGAGTAGTGGATGCGAGCCTGAATAGCCGACATGTTCTTGAGCGTGCGCTCAAGGATGGCCAGTGTGGTGCCCACCGGAGCCTGCGACGACATGTCGCTGATGGCCAGATCAGTGGAGTTAGCCGCCCTGCGACCCTCCTCGACGATCTTGTCCATGAGACCAGCCAACACCTGCGAGGGCTCTTTGTATGGCAGGGGCAGCAGGTTGTCGCGGATCGCACCCGAGGGCACGTCCACATCACGCCATTCACCCGGAGAGATCGGCGTGTCGTCACCCTTGACCCGCATGCCACGAGTCTTAAAGCCACCGGGCAAATTGCTCAGCGTACCCGCATCGACCAGTTGGCGGATCAGCGACGTACCGCTCTTGGCGAACGCCCCGATCAGGTGAATCAGACCAAAACAGTAGAAGCCAAACCCCGGCACATAGCCGTAGTGCACGAAGTGCTGACGCTTGTGATACGTCTTGTCGTCGGGTTCCCAGTTACGGCGGATGGCCAGTACCTTGCGCGCGATACCGTTCTCGTCCTTGTACTTGTCGCTCTCAATCACGAGATCGACGTGCATCTCCAGCACCTTGTACCGGTCGTCGGACGTAGCGCGGAAGCCCAGCTTCTCTGCGATCTTCTTCTCAACCTCGTCGAGCACGTTCTGCGGTGCACCGAGGTCGATGTCCCGGTAAAACCCAGCAATCTGCAACCGCTTAAGATCGTTCTCGGTCTTACGCATGATGTGAGTTACACGCTCAGCACTGGCCAAGTCACTGGCACCGTATGGCACCACGATGTCTTCCGCAGGCACAAACAGCGAGACTTGCCGCTCAAGACTGGGGTCGTAGTAGACCTTCTTGAACGCGTTACCCGACAGACCCAAGCCCCAGAGCATGCGCTCGTGCTCGGGCCGGTACTCCTTCATCACGTCGGTCAACTGGTAGTTCATGTCCTCTTGGACACGACGGGCAGACTCTTTCTTTGCCGGAGTCTCACGACCGATGATCTTGGTCTTGACCGGACCCGCTGCCGGGAACGTACTCATCATGGTCTCGGACTGGAACTTCACCAGCGCCTCAGACAGCATGGGGTGGTAAACACCACTTGCGCCTTCCCACGGCTCGGAGCGATCCTCGATCTTCATGCCCAGCAACTCCAGACCATCCACGTAGGTCTGCATCCAGTCACGGCGTGAGGACACGTCGTCCTCAAAGTCACCAATTAGATCGCCCGCAATCGTCTCCAACTCTTGCTCGTCCATGTCTTCGGCAAGGTTGGCGTTGAAGTCATCTTCGTCTTCTCCCGGCTCAATACGCACGAGAGGCTGGCCATCGATGCCAATCTCTACTGACTCCGGGTCCTCGATTTCAATTTCGATTTCGGGACCTGCTGCGTCCTGCGCCATCAGTTCTTCAAGCCCAGCGGGCGCGGCATACAGTGATTTCTCAATGGCCATGATTCACCTCAATAGTATTCCCGCTTGCGTCGAAATTCGCGGGCTTCATCTCGCTCGTCAGACTCTAGCTGAATAAAGCCCCCGCGCCTATAGCGCAGCAAGGCTTGGCTCATCGAGTCCACCATGTCGTCATGCTCACCGGAAGGGAAACTCGCCACTTCCTCAACCAACTCTTCTGCCCAGCGGGTATCAGGCACCCATACCCGACCGCTGGCAAACAGGTCCGCCACGGCATTTAGTCGGGCGATCTTGTCGTTACCCTTGCTGGGAGTGAACTCCTGCACCGGGATACCCATGGCCCGAAGCTCAAATATCAAGGGCGAGCCCGCAGCCTTGGCTTCCACGATCATCGCATCCGGCTCCCACTCCTTGTACTCTTGGTAGGCGCGGGCCTTTAGCTCGGGGAACTCCATGCGCTTCTTGAACGCGTTGAGCAGGATGATGTTTGACTGCGGCAGACCCGCATCGTCGTCCTTATAGAACACGCCCCACGTGGTACAGGCCGAATAGTCAGCCCGCTCGGTCTTCAAGAACGCCGTATCCCACGACTGGATGACGAATTCACACTGCGGCGGGTGTTCTTGGTCCCAAATCTGCCACCACTCACGCTTGATGATGGCCGAGACGTCCGATGTGGGCTGCTGCATGTACTGCGCTTGCCATTTCGCCACCGGAAGTTCGTTTTGCAGCGCCTCAAGCTCCTTGAGCGACCAAAACTGTGGCCACAGAGGTCTGCCAGAGGGCAAAATCGCGGGAAACTCAATCACACGCCACTCATCGCCGTCACGAGAGGCTGCGGCTTTCAGTGCTTGGCCCGTCAAATCCTTCTTTGACCACCGCGTCATCACGATCACGATGGCTCCACCCGGCTGGAGACGCTGCCGAGGGCCAGATGTGTACCACTCGTAGGTCTTGTCGTAGATTTCCGGGTTCGTCTCGGCCAGTGTGGCCTCTTGTTCGGAGTGCGGATCGTCGATGATGAGCAAATCGGCACCCTTACCGGTCACCGCACCGCCCACACCGATAGCGAAGTACTCGCCAGCGTAGTTTGTAGCCCACCGACCGGCTGCTTTTGAGTCCGCTTGCAGGCTGACCTCGGGAAAAACGTCCTTGTACCGGTCCGAATCAACCAGATTTCGCACTTTTCGACCAAATCCCACCGCCAACTCGGCTGTGTGGGAGGTCTGGATGATCTTTTTGCCGGGGTACATCCCCAAAAACCACGCCGGAAGCAGGTAGGAGGCGAACTCCGACTTCGTGTGACGAGGCGGCATGTTGATGATCAGCCGCTTGATCTTGCCTTCGGCTACATCTTGGAAGGCTTGGGCCATCTTCTCGTGGTGCCAGCCGTGAATGAAGTTTGGCCAGACGTACTTCACGAAGGCCATGAAGTCACTCTTGACAACTTCTTTAGTCTTGGCGCGACGCGCCTCAGCTATGAGCGTACCCAGCTTCTGCTGTGCAGGGCCCGAGAGGTTTGGCAGGAGCTTTTCCGCTTCAATCAGCAGTTGTGGGTCCATCGGCCTGCTCTTGTTCTGACTCCACGGGGCCCAATTCATCGTCCAAGTCGATCTCAGCGACGGACTTCGGGGCCTCTCTTGCCTCCACGTCCACCACCTGAGCACCGAACAACTCCAGCGTCTTGCGCAGGTCGGACTCAATATCAGTGATGGTGCGGTGGGTAACGTTGATGTCGATGCGCTCGGAGAACAAACCGACCCCAGAAATCTTGCCTAGATTCTCCAGAGCCTTCATCCGCTGACGCGGATCGGGGTCCGTGCTCTCCACAATCAACTTGTTGGTCACGTAGTTGCGCAGCCGACGCGAGACGTCCAGT